AAATACAGATTTTCCAGCTTCAAAAGATTCTGCGACTAATACAGTTCCGTTTTCTAATGTAATTTCAGCCATTTCTATTTTTTCTTCAGAAAGTTCAACTTTTTCACCAACAATATTTTTTATTTTGTTTAGTATTTCGTTTGCTTTCATAATTTGAGTATATACCTATAAACGTTTGAAAACATTAACTGTTATATTTTTTTATAACTTTTTTTTAATTACTTCCAGTAATAGAACCTATGCCTTGTGCTTGTAGACTACCATCGCAACATTTACGACTATATCTTTTACCGTCTGCACAAAGACAACCTCTATTAGTATTTTTAGGTGATGTATTACTTGGTGTTTTAAATTTTTTACTTTTCATATTATTTATTTTTTGGTGATTTAGGATGTTTACTTGGTAGTAAGTCAAAATCTCCTACATATTTAGGATTTTGAGGTCTACCATTTTTTACTAAATATAAATAAGCATTTACTCTTGCTAATGCCCATTGTTTAGCTGAAGTTACTCTTGGTGAATGTGATACATTAAATGCACCTAATCCACGTTGAAAAACAGTTTTTAATTGTCCAATAGTAACTCCATAACCTAACTTTTCTTTATATCTTTCATTAAATTCATCAGATTTTTTTTGTAGTGTAGCTTCATCAGCTTTACTTACTTTTGCACCTCTACTTGTTGAAGCATCTCCTTTAGCAGTTCCTTCACCTTTAGGTTTTGGATTTGGTGTGCTTGATTTAGGTGCTTTTGGTGATTTTTTAATACCACCTCTTTCACCTACTTCTGCATACTTATCTTTTTTTTTAACACATTTGTGTTTTACATAATCTTTTACATATCCTTCAGGACATTTATATTTTTGCATACTATGTTTTTCACAAGGCATATACCATTCTTTTCCCTCAAACTCATGTATATGAAAACCTTCACAACCTATATTTTTAGCCATCTCCTCAGCTTTATCTTGTGTGTTATATGCTAATCTATCATCTATTATTGCAAAGTTATCATCAACCACCATAGAAGCTAAATTGATTTCACCAAGTTCTTTTAACTTGCTTTCACTCCACCTTAAACCAGCTTTACCACCCCACAATAAATAACTAATTGTACCACACGCTTTTGTATCTCCTTCGTCATAATACTCTTGCGCTCTGCTTAAATAGCTGTACATCCTTTTTAAAGTTTGTAAACTAATATTTTCTTTTTGTGCTAATTGTTGCGCTCTTATTTTACCAACTTGTGTTGCGCATTTATTATTTACTTTTTCATTTAGTTCTATACCTCTTTTAGCATTATTACTTACTGCTTGTGGATAATCATTATAAGTTTCTAATGTTATTTTTTTACCAGATTTTGTTCTACCATCTTTTGTTATTAATGCTTTAATATTACTTAACATATATTCAGCTTCCTCTTCTTCAATAGCTGCCATCTCTGCTTTTGTATCAGGTTTTTTAATTTGTGCTTTATCTGCGAAATAACCCTCAATACTAAAACCTTTTACCTTGCCAGTTTTAACATAATCAGTCCAAATTTCATCATTCTCTACCTTCATTGAAATCATCCAAGTACCTTCTGGCATTTCTAAACCATACTTAGCAGATTTATCCATTTTAGTATCTTCTACTATCCAACTTTCAACAACAGTTAAACCATTAACACTCATTTGGTGTTCTAATGTTGCATTATTTTGATTACTGTTTTGGAAGAATAATTCGCTTGCTCTTCTTACTGTATCTTTAGAAAAGTAAACATAAAACATTGTATCATTACGCTTTCTAAATATTGGTTTATTTGGTATAAGTGCTGCACCAAGAAGTAGTTTTTTCTCTTCATCTATTTTTGCAAGTTGTATTTCATCACTTGCTAATGCTATAAAATCTGATTCAATAGCTGGATTCTCTACGATGCTAACAGCATCTATTCCAACCATCTCTTCATTTTCT